ATTATTTGGTGTAAGTATTTCTGCTAAACTCATTTTATAATTATTAATTAGATAATTATTAATTATTGTAACCATTCAAAGATTACTATTCCTTGAGCCCCAGTACCACCAGCTCCATTAGCTGAACCACTGCCTCCAGCACCAAAAACACCACCACCATATCCTGTTCCTGTTAAACTCGCACCTCCTCCAAATCCTAAAATAGTAGATCCTCCTTGACCACCAACGATATTTAAAGGCCCAACAGAATCTTGAGATCCATCAGAACCTCTACCACCTGGAATAATTAAACCTAATCCTCCACCAAGTCCTGGATTTCCTCCTGTCATTGCCCCATTAAAATTACCACCACCACCTCCATATGCAATTACAATATTAGATCCTAAAGTAACTTGCGAAAGTGTTCCGGAAGCACCAACTGAACCACCTCCACCACCTGTTCCTACAATAACTGCGACAGGAGTATTTCCTGGAACTCCTGATCCCCAGAATATTACAGAAGCACCACCGCCTCCACCACCGCCCGCAGGACTACTTCCTCCGCCTCCACCGCCTCCTATTAATGTTATTTTATAAATAGTAGATGTTGTCGTTCCAACAGGAGTAGTAAATGTTCCTGATGATACTAAAAATTGATTTTGTAATTGAACACCTATTCCTGTAGGACCTTGAGGACCTGTTAAACCTTGAGGACCTGTTTTACCTTGTAAACCTGTAGAACCTTGTAAACCTGTTAAACCTTGTAATCCTGTTGGACCTGTAGCACCTTGAGAACCCGTTGTTCCAGTAATTCCTTTAGGATTAATCGGAACACCATTAATTATGAGATTCGCACAGTATAAAGTATCATTATTTGGTGTTAATATTTCTGCTAAACTCATTTATAATATTTAATAAGATAATTTTTCAAATAACATAAGTTATTGATGCTGAAACCCAACCATTAGTACTACCAGTGAAAAAACTAGCAATTTGCAAACCTGAGGTAACTCCTAAGGAAAAAACAATCAATCCAGTACTTCTTACTTGTATCATTCCATTCTGGGCAACATTATTGCTTGTCATGTAAACAAATGCAGTTTTATCATTTACTGGAAGATCTCTTGGATTTAGTACCGTTCCAATAGTTTGAATAGTACCTCTCGTGGAAGTTCCTGTAGCCCCTCCACTAAATGTTGGAAATGTTACGGTTACAGTATTATTATTTCGTGCAATATGAAAATTAGTTACATAACTATTATTATCAAGGCATCCAGTTAAACCTACATTTAAAACATTATAAGTATATCCACCAACCATTCCTGTAGGACCTGTTCCTCCAATGAAAGCATTTGCACAATAAATTGTATCATTATTTGGTGTAAGTATTTCTGCTAAACTCATTTATAATTACTACTTAGAAAATTATAAAAAATAATTAACATTTGCATAACTCCAACCCGAAAAACGACTACTACTTGTATCTTGTAAAAATGGACCAGTATACATAGGAGGAGAATAGAATCCTGAAATAGATGGATTACTATTTAAAGGACCATAAGGAGATCCTGGTACTGAATTTCCTATTACAATGAACCCATTAGTATCAACAACAATATTACCTACTGAATTAGGATTATTAGTTGCGTTATTAGTAATATTTCCTGCAACACTAGTTAGATATTGTGCTACTGTAGGTATTTCGGCAGGATGTAAAGGAGCTGTTGTTGTTATTTCTGCAACACCATTAGTAGGAAATCCTGTACATCCTGTTGAACTAAATGCTGATACTTGTAAATTTACTCTTGAACCATGTCTTGTTACAGTAATAGTACCAGTCGCTCCACCATTTGCAAGATTAACAGGACCCGAGTATCCTACTGTAACAGTATATGTATAAAATAATTCTCCAGATGGTCCGGTTACTCCTGGAATTCCCGTAGGTCCTTGAGGTCCTGTTGAACCAGTTCCTACTGGACCTGTTGAACCAGTCGGTCCAGTACTTCCTTCAAATCCAGTTGCACCAGTAATACCAGGAGGTATAATTGGAATTCCATTAATTATTAAATTCGCACAATACAAAGTATCATTATTTGGTGTAAGTATTTCTGCCAAACTCATGTAATTATTATTACAATAGATAAATTCTATTGATATAGTGCCATTTACAATTAATTTATTACTTATAATTATATGAACGAATCATTAATCCATCATCGGTTGAATGAAATCGCTCGGCAAAGGATTGCAATGGGCGCAGGGCGTAGAAAGAGAAGATCAGGATCTAAAAGAATGACTTTACGACGCGATGTTATAAATAAAGTTGCTAGAAAGAGAATGGCGTTAGGTGCTGGTAGAAGACGATCAGGATCTAAAAGAAGAGTTGTTAAACGACGACGAGGTGGAGTTATGGCAGGAAGACGAAGATCAGGATCTAAAAGAAGAGTTGTAAGACGACGAGGAGGAGTTATTGCAGGTAGACGAAGAGGAGGAGTTATTGCAGGACGACGAAGATCAGGTTCGAAAAGAATGACTCATCGACGAAGAGGAGGAGTTCTAGTAGGAGGTAGAAAGAGATGTAAGGGATCTAAAAAATCAAGATGTGAACATTATCGAACTACTGGATCTAAAAGAAAATGCTATCGAAATCATTGTTATGGAGGAGATGCATATGGAGGTTGTCCTGATGATATGGCTCATGCTCTTCCTTATGGAATGGGAGGAAGAAGGAGAAGAGGCTCTAAAAGAATGAAGAGAGGAGGATCTAAAAGAACTACTAATCCTTGGATTGCTCATGTTAAACGATATGCTAAACAACATCATATGTCTTATCCTGAAGCAATGATTCGAGCAAGATCATCATATCGTAGATAATTATCTTTAGTGAAAAATAATTATCGATATTCAATTACTTCAATCCATGTTTCATGTTGTATATTTTCTTGTCGGCCTCTTGCATGTGGATCTCTTTGGAACCGATAAACGAAAACTGCAGGATTTTCATCATCAATAGCTAATAAAGGAGTGTTAATATTTGGTATTTGTTGTAAGAAGCGATCTGCTTGTCCAAGTGTCCAATGATGTCGATCGAATATTACTGCACCAACATTATAAGGAGCTTTTGGTTTGGTTAAACCTCCTTTGAATTTTCTAATCCCATGCCCATTTCTTCCCATTCGTATACCCATTCCCATCCGTTCATCGAATCGAGGTTGATGCCATTCTGGAACATCTTCTAAATCTTCAAATTCTAATTCCAATTCATCAGGATCAATATCTCGTTCTTCAACTAATTCTCCATCAATATATCTAACTGGATTCCTGCCTCCTATAGGTTTATTAAGCATGTAATGTTTTTCTCGATCCGCATAAAGTCGTTTTCTCAAGAATTCACTATTCATATACTTTAGCTAACATAAAGAAATAATATTTATTAATAATAAGAGGGGCCAAAACAAATTCATTTTTTAGTACCTTATAATGATAATCAGATGCGGTTATCATTATAATATAAAAATATATTAATTCATTAGTCATATACATGGATTTAACTGAAAGATTTGTTAATGGGTTAAAAAAAAATTATGATTTAACACTTGAGGATATCGAAAGCGAGGGTTGGAAATATTGTGGTGGTGATCGTAATACTAGCCAGTATGCTCATTTAGATAAATTTTTTAAATGGGGTAAAAGGAATCATACTCCACGTCATGTTGATAAATGTGTTTGCGGACATGAGATCAAAGTGAATTGCTACATCACTAATGATAAGGAATTAATAATAATTGGTTCTTGTTGTATCAAAAGGTTTATACCAGGTGGTCTTAAAAAATTATGCTTGCATTGTAAAGAACCTCATCGGAACAGATCTACTGAATTATGTAATGATTGTAAAGACACTTTGGGAATATGTCGTGATTGTGGTCGAAGCTGTGATGGTTATGTCAGATGCTATAATTGTAATAAAAAAAATAGTAACAGCCATTAATGACAAAATGACAAAAAAAGGGGGGTAAAAATTCCCAATATTAAAAAATTACTTTTCAAAAATAAATTTTTTAATTCTATTAAAAAGTCTATGAAATTCTGTCATTTTGTCATTAAATAGTATCCTTACTCTATTTTTCGTAGTGACAAGATGACTTTTTGGAGCCTTTTGGATGACAGGGCGGAGGGAATCCCCTCTGAGGCGGATGCCATGGCCGGGGGGAGAGGGGGGCCGGGTAAAAAAGGGATATAAATAATATTTCTTCATTATACTTAGGCACTAAAAAATGAAGAAACCACAACCAGTTTTACAACTCAGAGAGAAGATTAATACTAATATGCTAATGAAATTAATATCAGCAGAAGGACTACCGGAAGAATATAGAATACCATTAAAAAGATATTATAAACGTGTTGAAGATAATTCAGTACCAGTTAAATATTATTGGGCAGATGGTAAGGATGAAGGTCGCTTATTCGCTGAGGGTGCTCTGAGTTTACAATCTTTTCCAAAACGGATAAGGCACGCCCTTGCCAATAATTTTTATTATGATATCGATATGGAGAATTGTCATCCTAAGTTAATTCTTCAATATTGTCAAAAGAATAATATTCCATGTCCAGCTATTAATGAGTATGTTACTACTCGTGATCAAGTACTATGGAATATTCAGGAATTTCATAAGATTAATTATGCTTGTGCAAAAAAATTAATTCTGAGATTATGCTATTTAGGTAAGTACGCTATTTGCACAGATGATGATGATAAAGATGGTGTGGTTCCCGATCAAAAAGATGAATTCGTAGAGAAATTCGCTTTAGAAATGAAAGAAATAGCTAAACAAGTATGCATAATCGAGGCAACGACTTATGAAAAGATAAAGGCTGATAAGGATAAGAAGAATAAGAAGGCATCTACTTTATCAATAGTATTAAATTGCTTAGAGCATGCTTGTTTAATGGCAATAAAGAAATATTTAGAAAAGAATGGATTTATCATTGGTACACTTTGTTTTGATGGTTTATTAGTTGAAAAAAAGAGATTTAAACACGAAGATCACTTACATGAAGTACTAATGGAGTGTGAAAATGCTATCAAAGATGAAACTCAATATGAAATGAAATTAGTGGAAAAGCCAATGGATCTAACATTACCCTTTGATTTGCCTAAGTACTCTAGTTTTGTAACATGCGATTTAGATTGTATGGAAAAAATATTTTTAATTGAAGGAAAGAATAAATTTAAATTTTGTGAAGGAGATCTTTATATTTATGATGATAGAACTGGAATATACAACACCCGTGAAGAAACACTTTTCCACTATCTAATAAAAAATAGAGAATACTTGGATATTATTATTAGTACTAATGATAAAGGTGATCAAAAATTAGGAAACTATGCTGAATCAACTAGTTTAATGAAAAATATTCCTACAATGGCAAGAACTCTCTGCCAAGATGACAATTGGTTACATCGTACACAAAATTCTTCTTTGGGATATTTATTATTCAAAAATGGGATATACAACATGAAAGATGGAACCTTTAATTATGAATTTAATCCTAATATTGTATTTCATCATCAAATCCCTCATGAGTATCGTCCACAAAATAACAAAGAAATGAAAGATGCACTTAATTTATCATTTGGTGTATTATTTGATAACTATAAACCAATGATCTATGCTTTATCAAGGGCTTTGGCTGGTGATACTGAATTAAAAAAATTTTATTTTTGTCCTGGTAAAACTGATGCAGGGAAATCATGTTTTGTTGATATGCTTAAAATAGCATTTGGAGGATATATTGGTAATTTTAATGCTACTGAATTAGCATATACTCCCGCTACTGATAGTAGGGATCCCGCTCAAAAACTTCGATGGGCTCTCCGAAATCGATTTTGTAGGATTCTAACATCAAATGAAGCAAATATGAAAAAAGAAATGGATGGGAATGCTATTAAAATGCAATCAGCAGGTCGAGATGAGTTGACAGGAAGGAATCATCACGGGCATGAAACTCATTTCCGTCCCCACTATACTATTTTTTGTATGCTTAATGATATTCCAACTATCAATCCATATGATTCAGCAGTTGATAGAAGAACTGAATATATCGAATTCCCACATGTATTCGTTAATGAAAATAAAGTTGGAGAAAAAGATTACTATCGAGAAATGAATCCTACACTAGATGAAACAATTAATTCAGAAGAATTTATTATGGGTTTCATTCATATTTTTCTACGAGCTTATAAAGATTGTCTTAAAAAAAATAGAATACCACAATTCGACTCATCGGTCAAAGAACGTTGGACAAAAGATGCTAAACAGAAGGATGAAATAATTAATTTCATTAAGGAACATTACCAAATAACTCATAATGAAAAGGATAAGACTGCAATTGCTGAACTAAGAAGATTTAGGGAAGTAAATAAAAAAGTATTCTCAACCATATCAAATAATAGATTTAATGAAATTTTAGAAGATGATTTAGAATTAAAAGAAGGAAGATCAGCAGAATCCCGATTTTGGCAAGGTATTGTTAGAAAACCAATCTAACCTAAAAAATAGAAAAAAATCAAAAAATTTGAAAAAAATCAGTACCACTCGAAACTGATATAAAGAGATGCCACCTACTACTATTAAAACGAAATGGCAATGCATGTGTACAAGATGACGGGCAAGGATATTATCCCCCTGTACGACATTCCCCAACAGGTCATTAATGACCATATCAAAGGAATTCATAGGACTAGAAGAATACCAAGTAATGTTGCAATCTTTATGATCCATGTGACTAAAAATAATAGGCGCGTGTGTTACCTTTACCAACTGTATGGCAAGAGGATATACATGGTTCCTACCTACACCTTTAACAATGGTAATACAAATGGGTTTACCACTCGAAGTGTTGAGACAAAAGACAAGATAATTAAGAAAATTATGGAGGAGGTCAGGAAAACGGGACCTAAATACCACATAGGTGGATTGGAATTGAATTTATAGGGGTGCTATTTTGCTAGGCCCATAATTTATGGTGCCCCCGATAAAAATGATTTAAAGAGATGACATTTAATATTAATTAATAAAAAATGTCACTGTTACTAAAATTAGTATGTATGAGCGTTGATCCTTGCATAGGAGGATTATTCGAATCTTATTTTGCTACTCCGAATATCGTGAAAGATCTTCCAATGAAGTACACCGATTATCTAAATTACTATGCTATTTATCTTAAAGGTGAAAATAAAGAGCTAAGAGAAACAATACAAGAATTACAAGAAGAGTTAAGAATGATAGAAAAGAAAGATCTTTAAATATATAAATGGACTTTAAATTTTATAAGTTTAATCATGCTAATAAATTAATACTATCCGACGGATCTGATTTTGAAGGTGCTTTAGAAATAGTCGAATTATCTGAAGCAGATTATGAAGCATGTGCTAATTTTATTTCTGATGATATCTTACCAGAACTTTATTACGAACATGGAAGAAATTATATTAAGGTCCTACGAAGAAAAATTATTTATAATAAAGTTCAAACAGTATCAATATTAAAAGACTTATATGAAGTTCAAGATAGATTAAGAGAAGCTAATGAAAAGTTAAGAATTACTGAATTAAAATTAGCTAAAGCGGAGCAATTGTAGAGGATTCGACCTATGTCTACAAAACGCCATGAGGCCACGAGGGTTAATTACATCGGCAAACCATAAAGATCCATTCGGTAAGGGTTTCCTCGAAACGGCGTAACGAAATGCCTTTCAGGATTAATGTAACCAGAACCATGTAATTTGCTGTATGCATGCATTTCTCCTTGATTCCCAGCACTTGGTAAACCTGGTGGGCCTCTTCTTGTTACTGGAACATCCCAAAATCTAGAATAACTAACAACATTAGGCCAAGAGTTATAATAACCAGCATAAGGATAAGATGAAGGAGCCTCTGCCATTGCATCCCTAGCTCCTTTTATAAGTCGATGATAAGGGACATTATGAACTCTAGCATAATTTTTAACATCCTGAGTAGAATAAAAATGACCATGAGGCATAACAGGCATGTTACCATAATAAGTTGTATTACCAATCTTTCTTGGATTTTGATCTAATTGATGAATCCTATTTGCAATCAACCACTCCATTATATTATTTAATTAAGATTAATTAATATCTTCTTCCTGGTTTCAAATCGTACAAAGCATAAAATAGAACCATATTATCATTAAATCGATCCTCTCTATCAATTTCTAAAGGCATTTCAACAGTATTAGAAGGAGGCCTTAAAATAATATTAATACTATTTCCCATATTCATTCTATCGAATACATCTAAATTGTTACTAACAATAAAGTCATCAACTTGAAAAGATGACCATGGATGATAAAAAGTTATTGCTCCTAAAACCCAATCTGTAGACATCCCTATTTATATTTAATCAAGAATTAATTAAATATGCCTCATCATCAGTCATAACGAATTGTGGATAAGTTTTTTCGATCCGTACCCACCGATTAGTTCTTTCAACAATTTCATTAATCTGATCTTTATCCATTCCATAATAAGTTTTCAAAATATATCTAATCTGTTGTTTTCCTCCAGCACGAGGGAAGACATACAATGATTGCATTTCATTTAGCATACACCTAGCAAACTTCTTATCTTGAGGAATTAGTAAATGATTTGTTACGATGACCCAGATTTTATATTTCCTTCCCGTCTCCAAAATATCACAAATTAATTTTTCAACGGCTTCCTTCAACTTTTTTTCTTGAATAGTTCCAATATCATCAAAAACCATTAATGTATCGCCTTGAACCATATTTGTAATATCAATCGGGTTCTCGATTAATTTAGTAGTTATTTTTATTTGTTTTAGATTTAATCCTTCAAATGCTTTATCATCTCGGTAATCACTTCTACTAATAATGTAAACTTCATCAGGGTTATGGGTTTTTATCCAATTCCTAATTAAATTTGAGGCTACTGTTGATTTACCAGCACCCGAAGGAGCTCCGATATAAGCTACTGTCCTTTCATCTACGGACATCATTGGAGAAATAGAATCAGGGTCACTAATAAATTCAATCATATCCTGCTTCGATTTTTTTGAATCATCTCCAACTATTCTAAGAATTCTATTTCGGTCGCGGCCGTGCTTAATAATTCCAATTGGGATCCCCTGCTTAAAACTAAACATCTATACTCTAAAAAAATATTTTTTAATCATCGGGGGTCACCATTTCTATTACAGTTTCCTCATTAAACAAGGCGCTACAAATTTCATTAAAGTTTTCTGATGAAAAGGTATAGAATGAATTTGAAGACAATGACAACAGAGGAGCTAAGAAATTTAAAAGATATCATCCAAGAACAAATAGCTCTACGAGATGAAAAACCAAAGAAACCAAAATTGGATGAGGTAGTGAAATGCAACATCTGTACTGGTTCTTACACTTACAAACATAAATCTCGACACGAGAAAACAGATCGGCATATGGTGGCTAAAGAACATTTGGATACACTAAAGCGCTTAGCAAGATCAAAAACTCTAGCAGGACGAGTTGGAGATGATTAAAATCTCAATAATATACATAATGCCGAAGGATGATGAAAAAGAGATTAGTAAATATTATTGTGGCTTGAAGGGTAAATCAGGTCAAAAACCAGGAAGTGTTAGATATTGTGCTAAGGTCCATCAGATTCGAAGATACGGTATTAAATATGTTAATGAAGAAGATTTAGCTAATGCTCTAGCTCCTAAACTAAATAAACAAGCAGTAATGGATGAAGAGAAAAAGTTACTTGCCATTCATCAAGATATTCAAAAGTTAGTTTCAGATTTCAAAAAGAATAAATACTTTCTTGCTCAAGAAGATCTCAAAGCAAAAGATCGAAAGAGATTAGAATTAGCTAGAGAGCGAATGTTAAAGAGACGAGATTATCTTAAGAAACGATTCATTAATCAAACTGCTGTAGTAAAGGATATTAAACAGCGATATGCTTTAAAAAAGAAGGCAAGGAAAGCAAAAAAGAAGAAGAGAGCGGGAGGAAGCAAATATTATGGGAGGGGATCCTCTCCTATATCCCTCCATAAAAAAGCACTTCGTTATTATTTCTTTCGATATCCATGAGCATAAATCGCTTGAGCTTGTCTAACTGCTTTACGATATGCTGACTCTCTACTCTTTTTATTTCCAGCAATGTAATAATATTTTTTCTGACTTCCCCAACGGTAATACGGTCCAAGATCATCATGGCCGCGTCGGATTGGCATTTATATCTTCTCCAAAGATATAAATGGATGAGCAAGAATTATATTATCTTTCTGGAATTATTCCATCTACATCTAAAAAATGGATACTCCAACTAATTGCATTTCCTCCAGTATGGACTAAATATCAAGTCGATGAATATGCTCAGCAAAATCATCTTCAAGTTGAAAACATAGGTCATCATCAAGGTAATACGATTTTAGTTTTGAAGACTCCTTCAGGTGTTATGGTTCCTCCTGTAAAAAACGTAGAAGTAATGAAAGATGGTAAGAAGATGATTTATTCATTGTTTGTATTAACTCCAGGAATAAGATATTAACTAAGATTATAATGCAAAACTATCGTGGAATGAGATGCATGGAGCAATGGTATCCTTCTAATGCATATTTTAGAAAACCTAAATGGAATCCTCCCAAAATACAAGCATATGCTGATCGCCATGGGTTAATAATCTCTTTAATGTCTGATGAAGGTAATTATTACGAAGTTGATTTTCGACGACCACCGGGAGAAGTAAATACCATAGAATTTAAAGAAAGAAAAATAGGTAGCACAATATCAATGACATTCACTCTTGGAGTCTTTTGTCCTTAATTAATGGAATCCCTTCAAATGTAAATTCTTAACTAAGATTAATGGAGTATTATAAACCTAAAAAATTTAATGAAGCTGATTACACTCCTGACCGTGCTTCTTTTTATGCTGAGTTGCAACCGGAATTTTCTGGAGTTGAGTTCTTACCAGGAACTATTAAATATGGACCTGCAGAAATGTGGGCCCCTACTGGATTAATCTTTGGTCCTTCCTGGGATTATAAAGAAGTAGGTGAATACATGTACCATCGAAGATCATCTTACCGTATCAAAACTATCGAAGAAAGGAATCGACAAACCATTGTCATGTTAGAACCTCCTCGAAATGCTAAATTAGTTTATCCTCTTCAAGAATCAATGAAATACGATCAGCAGGATGTCGATATCATTTACCATTTATTTGTTGTGAATATTTAAATATCCATATCAAATATCTTATCAGTTTCCTTTAATTGAGTATACCGAACTAATTGATTAATGTTAGCATGACCGACAAACTTCGCTACTATCACCATTTCCTTCTTTTGATCAAGGAGCATGTAGTTAATAAATGAATATCTTAGTGAATGAGTATTACATTGGAATTTTCTGAGCATGTAAGCTAAAACTAATTTTTCTACATCATACATATCACAATAATATACTTTAAGAATATCAATCGGAACAGTTAGAGTATGATCAATATCCATCCACTTGCTTGGGAATTTAATCTTTCTGAATCTAGTCTTAGTAATAAATTCTTTGCCATCACGATATTTAGTAGCTTTACTTTTAGCAATCTTTACAACAACTTTATCTTCAAAGCCCTTCTCTAAAAAATATGCGAAAGCTGAACAAGCTTCAGTAACTCTACTACCATTCGATAATTGAATCATGGCAATAAATAAATAAATGATCGCTCTACAAACCTTTCTTCGCTTCGTTTTAAACCATCGATCTTTATCATTCAGTGCATTAAATTTAGTAAGTAAATTTTCATATTCGGTAATTAATCTCCCCTTCATCGTTTTATAATCAATGCCTCGATCAAATCCAGATGCTGGTTGCTCTTCTTCTTCGGATTTTTCCTCAGAGACTGGGAGCGAGTTCGATTCTTCGGACTTCGACGTCTTCTCCAAAGATAATTCTTTCCTCTTTTTCTTTTTCCCTATCTCTACTTTCCGACTCATTATCATTAAATGAGAAGAGAAGAATTAAAAAACATAAAGTATATAATCCATTCTTCTTCTCTTCTTTATCTCCTTTCTTCATCTTAAAAATTAATTTATCATACAGACTTAATAATTTCTCTTCTAGTTTCACTTCATCGATATTTTCAACATCCACGCAAGACATTCCTAATAATTCTTCGATGTTCATTTTATTAATTTCTTTAGCTAGATCGTTGTGAAGATCAATAAGGTTCATATGCTATAGGTAATAAATTGGAAATGCACTTTAAATGCATTTTCAATATATATAAGTCACGTAGCGGATCAGTCGAGGAAAAATGTTATCAAGATATTTGTTAATTATACTTAAGATTTTATTGATGGCCTTGGAAGACCATCAATAAATATATACCATAATAATGTCAAACCGTAATCTTTTTATTCTCTTCTTTGTTCTAATTTAAAGAAAGAATATATAATCGTAGTTTATATGGCTTCGAGAGTGAAATGCGATTTATGTAAGGTAAGTGGAAAGAAAAGCGAATACTCTCCCTTATTAGATAAATACGGAAGGCCTGTCAAACCTGCTAAATATGTTTGTCCTGATTGTGCTTCCCAATCCGATTTATCTGAACAATCTGAATCAGAATCTTCTGAAAGTAGTGTAAGCGAACCAGAATCCGAAGAGTCTTTTGAATCTGAGAGTGAAGAAGAAGAGGAACAACCTAAAAATCGGAGAAGGTAAGCAAATTTAGACTTAAGGCCCTAGTTCTATTTCTGCAGTCATAGTCTGGGTCTGGAAATGTAGACATAGGTCAGAACGTCTACAATTGAGTTGGTGTGAGTATTTTTATTTTATAATTTATAATAAAAATGAACATGGAGGAGCATTTAGAGGATTGAATATTAAAAACTCGATGCCTTAAGAGTATTTCGTAGTAATTTTGAATACGGAATCAGTTTCTTTTCAGTAGGCGGATATCCTCCTTCTGGCCCTTTTGAATATGTCGTTTTGTAGACATAGGTCAAATCCTCTACAATTAAGTTCTATTTGCATGATTTCGATCATCGCGGGTATTTTTATTATTAAAAAGGTGGCACTGCCGTATTTTTATTAATGTCGGAATTTCAGCAATCCACAAAATTTTACTAATAAAAATCCTGTCGATGACCGGAATCATGCAAGTAAAAACAATATCATCTAATTATAATATGAACGATCTAGAATTATTTGAACAAATAGTTAGTTCTAAAGAAACTATGAATGCAGTCAATCAATTACAATCCGTATCCTTAAGTAATCGTAATATCATTCAAATGATGGATGGGAGAGTTAAGATAGTAATGTACTCTGAACTTCATAAATATAAATCGATTGATCAATTATTACAACCGTACAATAAAGTAGTTTTATTATTTGAATGGAAAGAAAAGTATGGTCATTGGGCCGCTTTGTTCAAACCAAATGATCATACCGTATCATTCTTTAATTCTTACGATGGTTATCCAGATGATGCTTTACTTAATATTTCTAAACAATTTAGAAAAGAACACTATGAAGATTATCCTTATCTGTCTCAACTATTATTAAATTCACCTTATGAATTAACGTACAATGATAATATTTATCAATCGAAAAAAGCTAATATTTCAACCTGCGGCCGATGGTGCACGGTGCGACTAATATTAAGTTATCTAGATGATGACGAATTTCATAACTTTATTAAGACTACAACTAAAAAATATAAAATAACAGGAGATCAGCTCGTTACGATTTTAACATCTTTCTGATATAAAGAAATCATGATTAATAACGAATAGAAACAATAGATGCCAGATTATTCGAAGGGAAAAATTTACAAAATTGTAAGTAATCAAACTAAAAAAATTTATATTGGATCAACCGTACAACATTATTTATGCGATAGACTGACAAGTCATAAATATGGATATAAGAAATGGAAAAAAACTAATAAAAATAATTTTTCTTGCTCTAGTTATTTAATCATAAAATACAATGATGCAAAGATAATTCTTATAGAAGAATATCCATGTGAAACAAAAGATCAGTTAAAGGCTCGGGAACAGTTTTTTATTGATACTACTAAAAACTGTTGTAATAAATACAGAGCCAATACCACTCCAGAAGATAGACAAAAATATCTAAAAGAGTATCGTAGGATTAATAGAGAACAACTAAACAAGGAAAATAGAGATAATAATAAAATAAAAAAACATTGCATATATTGTGATATTAAATATTGCCCCACATATCATAGCAAACATCAAAAAACTATTCAACATCGCCAAAATGAACAATGGGCGAACGATTATCTTAATTCATTATTGTAATTTAATTATCTTCACTTAGAATATAATTAGATGTCATTAATTACAGAACAGCAACGGGCACCATATTTGAGAGCGAGTAAACCAGTTTCACTTTCCGATCAAATGAAGGAGAGTGGTACTAGTATTTATACCACTAATACCCACGAGGATGATAATATTTATTACAATGTAGTTATTAATCACGACCCAGTTGATTATTCAGCTTTACCTCTTGGATCACCAAATACTGAGAAGGATATGACTTCAGAATATTTAGTTACAAGAGATATTCCTTTATTAGGTAGAGCATCTGATTTTTATTGTGCCGTGATAAGGTTCGATATTCCTTTGACAGCCGTTCCGATTTTGATCTGCCCGATTGTTCCTAATCAACCAAATCCAAATTTGACACCATGGATTGTTGGAATTCAGTATGCTTGTGGAGCAACTGGATCAACTGGAGGAGTGGGTTGTACAGGAGGTCAAGCTAACTATTTAACTCAGCTTCAATATATTTATCCTAAAGTCCTTCAACCATTACTTCAACCACCCGTCCAAAATGTTCCAGGTCAACAAGTTATCACTCCTTACTATTTCATTTATTCGTACAATTTATTAATTGAGATGGTCAATGCCGGGTTATTGCAAGACTGGGTTAACTCTGGATTGGCTAGTATATTCCCTAATTTCATTCCTCCATACATGGTTTATACGATGACTGGTGCACAATTGGTCGTTCCTGATTGTTTTGTTAGATTGAGAGCTCCTGCTGTTAGTATTCCAATTATTTACATGAATATTACTTTACAAGCATTCTTTTCATCTTTTCAAAATTTCTTTTATGGATATGATCAATTATATGGTAAGGACATCGCTTTTCTCTTGAGTCCGAATGCTCCCTTCCCGAGTGGTAATAATACTACGCTTCCACCAGTTTTAAGTAATGTAACTCCATTTTATCCAGCTGGTATACCAAATCCGTTAACTTCTCCTCAACCAACTGGAACGTGTGCTTGTGCCGGAGCTGTTTACGCAGGACCAACTGGGTCGGTCATAACCGATTATTGGCAGATCACCGAAGAATATCAAACATATCCACTTTGGACATCTTTAAGAAAAATAGTACTAACATCAAATACAATGAGCATTAGGCCTGAGGGAATACCTACAACAAATCAAAATAGACCAGGTTTACCTTTTGCTTTACCTATTATTGCTGATTTCGTTCCTCAGTTCAATATTCCCTCCGATTTACGATCCATTGCTTACTATAATCCTTCCGTGTATAAATTGCTTGATATGACTTCAGATTTACCTCTGAATAAAATTGATATAAAATTACAATGGCAAGATTTAAACGAAAACCTTTATCCGATCAATATTCCGCAAGGTCAATCTGCATCGGTTAAGCTCGGCTTTTTTCGCAAGAATTTGTACAAGAATTTTCGGGAGAAATATATTTAAAGCGATATAAAGAAAAAACACCAATTAAAACTATAAATGGTAAACTATGCGGAAGGAAAGATTTATAAATTAGTTAGTTCTCAAACTAAAAAAATCTACATTGGATCTACTGCAGAACATTATTTATGTAGCAGATTAAAGGGCCATCGTAGTGACTATAAAAAATGGAAGAATAATCAAGCTAATTGGTGTTGCAGTTTTGATATTTTAAAATATGATGATGTTGAAATAATTTTAATAGAAGAGTATCCATGTAACACTAAAGATAAATTAAGAGCTCGTGAACAAAAATGGCTAAATAAGACTCCAAATTGTTGTAATAAATGGAGAGCTTACGTTTCTAAAGAGGATAGGTTAAAAGAAGCAAGAGAGAGAAGCAAAGAATGTCAAAATATAAAAATTTTGTGTATTCATTGTGGGCAGAAATATAGAGCTTCAAATATTTCTTATCATAAAAAGACTAATATCCATAAAAACAATAAAAAATGGACCAAAGATTATCTTAATTCATTATAATAAATTATTTTGAATAAAATAATTTATTTTCTCAAGATACGGTATAGATTTCCAAAATGAGTATGAACCCCACGAAGATTAATTGTGTTTCGGTATATGATCCGAGGCTGATACTAGAGAACAGTCGTGATTACGGTATAATGAAGGGTGCTCAGAGTGTGTTATTTAAGCAATATCCGACGACTGCTATCTCCAATTCCTCATTGAGTTTTTCATGCCCCCCTCCAAGTGGGAGTATCGTAGTGGACCGTAAGGTAATGTTGTACGTTCCTATAAGGTTGACAATGACAGGGGTTCCTGCAATTGGGACTGCACTTTTGCAGAGAGGACATGACGCTCCGAGAGCCTATGGACTTTCTAAGTCTTTGCAGACCATGATTGCTACGATTAATAATCAGAGTCTTTCAATTAATATGGCTGATTTGATCGGAGCCTTATTGCTTTATAACAATGATGAGACAACTCAAGCCGGTTCTTTCTCCGTTTCCCCTTCTTATCAAGATCAATGGCAAGAATATTCAAGTGGTTATGGTAATACTAGAAACCCAATGGGACTTTATGGTGATAGTTTGGATTTAACACAAATGCCAAATGGAGGTTTCCCTTCATATGTTATTGTTTCTAATCCAATTTCTCCTGATGGTGTCTCTACTATGACTGCAGTTGTTGATATTGCATTCTGCGAGTATTTATTTTTAGCACCTTTCATTTGGTCAAAAAATAATGCAGGAGGCTTTTATAATTGTACTGCAATGGATTTTACTTTTAACTTCCTGTCAGGTGCGAATGGTTCTAGGTTTTGGTCTCATGATCCTTCAGTTGGAGCACTATTGAGTGGGCCGATTGTATCTTCGAGTTTTCAAATTGGCTCACAACCGGGTGGTCCTTCGTCCTTTGGAAGTACATCGGGAAATGCTCCTTTAATGTTCTTTACTTATTTGACTCCTAATCAACAACAAGTTTTAGGACCATTGAGTTCAATTGTGTATCCTTTATTTGATGTTCAAGAATATCAAACTAATGGAAATACTGCTGGACCTTATGGTTCGGGTTCTGATATTGTTCAAATTCAAGGAAATAATATTCAGTTAAGTTCAATTCCTAGAAGGATGTATATATGGATCAGGCAACAAAATCAAGATTTCTATCAACCAACTAGTGGTTCACCAAATTATCCTGATGCATACTTTCAAATTCAATCAATCAATGTTCAATACCAAAATCAAAATGGTTTATGCAACTCAGCGAATTTTGTTCAATTATTCGAAATTTGTAAGAAAAATCATTATATGGGCAACTTTGCACAGTGGTCTGGAGGTCCTGTTTATACTGATGCCTCATGGGCTGGTGCGACGGGTCCTGGAACAAGAGTTGGAACTCAAGGTTCAATCATTTGTTTACAATTCGCTGATGATATTGGCTTACAGGATGTTTTGGATGCTCCTGGTAAATTATCACCTTCAACTTTGCAGGTTCAAGTTAATGCAAGAAATATGGCAGCACGAAGTATTACACCAACTCTATTTTGCGTAATTGTAAATGAAGGAGTGTTTGAGATAGAATCAATGAATCGTGCTATCCAAAGTATTGGAGTGTTATCTAGTGATGATATTCTCAATGCTACTTCAAAGCCTGGAATTAGTTACTATGATTGCCAAGATATCAATGGAGGTGATTTCCTTTCTGGTTTAAAGAGTTTCGGTACTAACTTATTGAATTTCGGACGTAAGACTGGAATTTTAAGTAATGCTATTCTACCATTGATTGGAATGATTCCCGGGATGAGTCCGTTTACTGGTATCGCTTCGACACTTGCTAAGACAGTTGGTTTAGGTGAAGATGGAGGACGACGAAGACGAGGTCATCATGGATCAGGTGTTTTAGTTGGTGGAGGAGCTCATATGTCGCATCATAGCCTTCATGGTCGTTTACACGATTATGTTGGATAATTATTATTTAATTTTTTAATCAAATAATAATATGGTTTTACCATGAATAACTAGATTTTGTTCTGGTTGTAAACTATTTCGTTCTTTCATTCCTTCGATTAATTTCAGTTGATATCGCATAAATCCAAGATATTGGTTCTTTCGTTTTAACTTTTCTTTTGGGATTGCTTCGATGATATTAATTAAATCAGTATAGAATGTTTCTTTATTCATTATATAGAGAAGGTATTATAAAAAGACCATTTCGAATACATTAACCTTCTTGTGTTTTAGTGGACATTTATTTTTTCCACAGGGGAAGAATTGATTCATTTCAATTTGATTTCCTAGTTGATATTCATCGTTTAGTTGTTCATGTCTCACTTTTACTTTTTCTGAAGGAACATAATTTATGTCTGCTTTGAATGTATTAAATGCAAAGAGATGAATATCGTGTGGTAATATTACTTCTTGGAGATCGGGTACAGCATGAATATCGGAAGGTACATACAAACATTTATGACCTTCTGGTATTTCAATTTCCATGAAACAACAATTTTTAGGAGCAATGAATCTATAAATATTAGCATCACGATTTAATGTTGTAGAATTAAAAGGAGCTTGATAAACTGGTTTCGGTTCGAACTTTCTTCCTAGCTTTGGTAATCCATTGTATGGTCGTGCTACTTTATAAACCATTATTTTAGATTTTGTTGATGGTGCATTTAATATTATTCTCTGGAGATTTTCAGCATAGACTCTAAAAAATTCAAGAGCTATTGGCATTATTTTATTTGCTTTGATCTTTCCAAAGGAAGGAGGATCATTAATGAAAGAATCAATTAATGGATCTCCTGATAAAATATTAGATCGATTTGCCGATTCAAAAAAAGTGTACATATTTCCCAAAGAAAATTTCAAGGCTTCATCTACAATTTGGTTATTAAAGATTAAATAATAATTTAAAGAGGCACTTGAATATGTGTAGAACCAAATTAAAAATATTTCGTATGGGGTTAATGAATAAACGTATTTTGATTGTTCAAAAATGAAATGCATTGTATTTCGATTCATATCAGTAGTTATAGCATTAGGATTTGGTCCGAATGAGTTAGTCTCCATATATATTAATTAAGATATTTTAGGATTATCATTCGGTTCTCTAATTATTTCTTCATAAGTTCTTTTATTGAATGGAATTACTTTTGAAGGTGGATTGATACCAGCAAAGTTAAAAAATTGGATAGTACCTCTATTAGTTTCTTTTTTTAGTAATACCGTCATATCTTTTAATGCTTCAAGTCGCATTTTTTGGTCGCGTCTATGTTTTTTAATTTTATATCCTTTTTGATTTGCTTTAGCTCCGGAACCATAATCATATTTTTCTAAAAGATAATAAAATTGATTTATTACTTCAGGTGATAAATCTACTATTCGTATTAATCTTTGACGTATTCTATCTAATGTCTCAAAAATATGGGAACGTGAAGGGTTATAATATTTTTCAACAATTAAATATATTGTTGATATTTCGGAAGCCATTTGATATATTTCTGAAGTGTTTGAACTAATAAATTCAGATAATATGGATACCAATTTAGTATTTTGGGTATTTCTAGCCCAACTATACATACGCTTCATACATTTGAAAGCATTATAATGGAAATTTGAATAATACAATTTTTCGATTTCATTCATTAAATCGTTTGGAATATCAGGTACATGTCCTAATGGAATTTCATTAATACCATATGTTAAATGAAAAGCGTTTGTTACTTCTACAAATCTACCATCAATAATATTAATCACATCTATTTTTAATAAAGTGTCCATTAGTATTGCTTTTTCTAAAGACATTATTTGATCAAGTGGTAGTATTTTCTTTTTTTTTAATATTTCCTTTGCAGTCCATCTTAAAATTTTTCTTTCTCTAAATACAGAATGAACAATATCATAGTCATCTTGATTTATTACTTGGTGTTCTGCAATTGAAGATAAAATTAAAGTAGCTTCCTTTTCATTAAATAATCCCACATCCAAATATTCTTCTGTAAGAAGTTTTAGATTTCGATTAATTTGCCATACTCCTTGATCACATTCACCAATATCAATATCATATCGAGTATCTAAACCGGCCTTCATTTCTGAAAACCATTCTTGAGGATATTTTAAAACACTTGTAACAATAATTTTATTGCATTTCATAAAAATTTTAACAACCTCTGGTATATTTCTTCCATTAATATATTCTAATAAATCAATATCACCAGGATATTTCTGAGCTTTGTAAACAAATGATCCAAATATTTGAGGTCCTTCGCCTGATTTATCTGGTATATCATTACAAGAAACACGATTAATAATATTATTAGCATCAACGGAAAGTGATTCCATTGGTATTATTTGAAGATATTTAGAAAGATTAGTTCTTGGATTTAATAATGACGTATAACTCATTTAATTATAATTACATTAGAATTAAATGCCTAGGACATAAGACATTGATGTATCATCGAATCCATTAATCGCAGCACCACCTACAAAGAAAGGATAAAAGAAACGATTACCTGATACTGTCGGAGTTGGTGCAAATTGAATAAATCCATTTGTTGAAATAGAAACATCTCCAACTTCAACTGCTCCATTCGATATTACATTTACAGGAAAATTTAATTGAGTTGTAGGCCAATCAGCTTGATGAATAGGTGGAAGAACTGTAATAAATCCAGTAACACCAGAACCAGTAGCACCAACAATAGTAATTGTTACATTCTGACCTGCTCTCGAAACTCTATAAGTTCCTGTGACTCCTACAATGGCATTTGTTAAAGTATATGTATTTGTATAAGCATACCCTCCAACTACTCCGGTTGGTCCTGTTGATCCACTAATGAAAAGATTTGCACAATACAAAGTATCATTATTTGGTGTAAGAATTTCTGCTAAACTCATTTCGGATTATAATTATAACTTAGATATTTACTGAATAATTAACTCCTATTGAAGTCCATCCCATAGGATAACTAACAGCAAATGGACTAAGAGTAAATAATCCATTACTTGTACTCATTCCGTTCGCCAAAGTTATAATACCAGTTGGATCAATTTCTATAACTCCAGATACAACTGGACTACCTCCTGCCATTGCAAATAAATGATAATATTTTGAACTAGTTGGAGCATCTACTAAATTAATAGGTTGGGTAAATATTATAATTCCGTTTCCGGTAGCACCTGTTAATCCTGTAGCTCCTGCTATACAAATATTAACATCATTTCCTGATCGTTCAACATTAAAAAAATAACCACTTGTTGCATTTACAGCACCAGTTAAACCACTATTGACAAGATAACTATAACCAGTAACTCCTAATACCGGAGGATAAAGTGAACCATCAATATAAACTGGTGTTCCAGTGACACCAATATTAATTCTAGTAGTATTTACAACACCAAGATTTAAAATATCACCATTATCACCTGGATTAACATTTCCAGTTACTACTGAAGCGGCATAGATCGTATCATTATTTGGTGTAAGTATTTCTGCTAAACTCATTTTATAATTATTAATTAGATAATTATTAATTATTGTAACCATTCA